ATAGAGGATACAGAAATACTAAACAGAGGAATGGATCCTTATTATAATTCCTATATAGCAGAAAAAGCTTTAAATAGATTAAGAACTGCTTTAACAGGCGAGACTCACACTATGGGCCATGCAAGAAAAGAAGCTGCTGATACATGGTGGTTTCCAGGTTATGAAACACCGACGATAAGCCCTCAAAAATGGGATATTAATTTTAAACAGCGAGGATTAGATGCTCAGTTTCAAGCAGCTATTAAAAGAGGTGATATGGGTACAGCTATGAAAGCATACAAAAAAATGTTAAAGATGGGAATGAGGTCTTCTATGGTTGATGAATTTGGGGAGCAGATATTTTATGGTGCCCCAAGACAAGCTGGAAAAATGGCCGGCGGCGGACTGATCAAGAAAGGATTACAAAAACTTCTTGGGGATTCTGCATTTAGTGCATCACGTAGAAAATTTATGAAACAAGCTAGTGCTGCAGCTGCGGCAACAGCAGTACCAAAGTCCATTCTCAAAGGAGCGTCGACAATGGCCCAGGCATCTAAGTTACCACTGCCGGATGCAGTTCCGTGGGTTAAGACTATGACTAACATGCTTAAAGGCGCTGTCGATAGTAAAAAGGCAATTACAAAATTACCTAATGGCACAGAAATATTTTATTTAAAAAAACCATTAAATAAATATGATTCACACAAACTTTCAATTAAGACTGCGGACGGAAATGAAGATTTAGTTAATTTTAAAGAAGGAAAAAATGACTTTGAAATAGAATTTGATATTGCGGATGATTTTGCAACTAATCAATATCTAGAAGTAAATAAAAAGACAGGATATACAGAAATGATTGATAGCAATCTAAGAATGGCACCTGGCGGTGAAGATGTTATCAAAGACGATCCAATTGTATGGGCTATGGAAAAGACGGATGTGCGTGATCGTATGATTCTAGATAAAACAACAAAGCCAGATGACTACATGTATGATTACATGTCAGTGCCGGATGATACAGACTATGCTCATCTTTTTGAAAGATACGTTGATTCTTTTTCTCCAGCTGGTAATATATTTAAAACAAAAGAACTAGCACGAGCTGAAAAAGCAAGAGAACTTAAAATGAAAAAAGAGGCTAAGATAAGAGCAGAAAACAGAGAAATGGACTGGGAAGAACAATTCCGCGGAGGAAGAGGTATGCATGGATATTACAGAGGTGGCACGAGTATGCGTGATTATAAACCTCAAATAGATGAAAGTAGACGCATGATTAAATTAAGAAATATGTCTGATGTTGAAGCATTAGCAAGAATGATGTTTGCTGAAAGTTCACCTGGTGTTGGTAATGAAAGAGATGCACGAGCAATTGGACATGTAATTCAAAACAGGGCTAAATATACAGGACCTGACAGCACTTACGGTTTGAAGGGATATGAAAATTATTCCCCAATAAAAAGAGTGATTGCCGGACAAAATCAATTTACTCCTTTTAGAAGCTCAGATAATCTTCAATTTTGGGATTTTGATATGACGGAAGATCATCCTTATTATAAATATGCCGCACAAATTTTAAAAGGCGAAGCAGATGATTTTACAGGTGGAGCTACAATGTTTGACTTGGATCCTAATAAATATGCACAAGGATATAATAAATATTGGAATTTTAATCCTGCGCAATTTGAACATGAAGGTCCACATTCTTTTTGGTCTATATCACCTAGAATGAACAGAGGTGGCATGGCAAAACCATACACAGTTGATGATGCAGTAAAAGAAATAAAAGCTAACCCACAAAGATTCATGGCTGGAGGATTAGTTAAAAAACTTTTTGCACCAAAGGTTGTAGGCAAGTTAACAGATTTTAAACCTAAATTAACCGGACCAGATTTAGCAAGAGTAAGAACAGATTTGTACACACCACCAAAAGGACCATACACAATAACAAATGAAGATGGTGTAAGAGTATTAGATAAAACTTATGAAAATTTAGATGAAGCACAAGCTGCTTTAAAAGAACTTGCAGGTTTAAGAATGTCGGATGCTTCAACATTTAAGATATTTGGTAAACGACCACCAAGAACAGCAGAAGGTGTAAATGAAGCCGCACCAGAAGTGGATCTTGGTATGATAGGTAAAGAATTACCACCAGAGAAACCAGGTGCAATGTTCTGGAATTCAAGAGAAAAGATTATTGGAGCGCCGTCAGAGGCTATGACAGGAATTCAATGGCTACAATATTTAAAAATGCCAAAGCATGGTATTCTTAATCCTAAATTCAATCCAATAAAAGATATGGAATTAAATGATACAGGGCTAGCACCACATCTTTCAAAAATGGGTAAACAAACAGTTACAAAAGAACAATTAGTAAAAGACTTTGATAATAAATTAGCACCAGAAATAGATGTTGTAGCACTTGGTGGTGATAAGATGCAGGCAGATCAAATTTACAATAAAATAATGAAATATGACATGCAAGCATACCGCGAAGGGCCAGTTAAAAATGTATTAAATCAAATACGTAATACATCATTCCCATTAAAAGAAGCAATTCAAAATAATAATCAAGCAGCAGTCAGTAAAATAATCGATGCAATTGAAGGTTCAGTTTTTAATAATACAGGTGTTGCAAATTCAATTAGAGAAGGTTTTCCACAAAAGTTTCCATTTGAATTAAAAAAGATCTTACAAGATATTGCGCAAGTTACAAAAACAAGATTAGCTGGATTTGATGAATATGCAAAAAGAACACAATATAAAGGTCAGCAGACATTAAGTGGTGGCGAGAATTACCGTGAATTTGTATTTAAATATAAACATCCAAGAGGATCACTTCGTGAAACTGAGCCATATATGACATATGGTCAAGTTGCAGAGAAACAAGGTGCTCCTGAGCATTTTACATCTTTAGCTGATAAAGATACAATGGGTGGATTTATGCACATGCGTGTATCTGATCGTACAGATGAATTTGGTAGAAGAATATTACATATAGAAGAAATACAATCTGATATGCACCAAGCGATGAATAGAAAACAAAGAGAGATTAAAAAGATAATAGAATTAGGAAATAAACCAAGTCAAAGCCAATTAGCAGAATCTAAATATGCACCTCGTGGTGATTTAATTACAGAACCAATAGATAAAGCAAACGAGGAACAATTAGGTTTAATTTTATCTAAAATAGATGAAATACAGTCTGGACCGATGAACAAGCAAAAACAAATAAGATTAAATAGACTTAATAAAGAGCGAATTAAAATAAGAAAAATAATTGAAGATAAAAAAGCTAAAATGGCAGAAGGTGATCATAGTGGTGTTCCTCAAGGACCTTTTAGTAAAACTGAAGATTATAACGAGTTTGTTATGAAATATGCAGTTAAAGTTGCACAGGAAGGTGGATATGACGGTGTATCTATTTCAAGTGCTGCAATAAAAAATAAAGGTATATCAGTTGGTAACAGAGACTATAAAGGAAACCTTATTGCTTACGGCCCAATGGCGGAAGGTGCTATGAAAAAGGCCGCTAAAAAAAGTGGTGCAAAATTTATAAAAACTGCTATAATGGATGCTGATGGAAGAGGATGGGAAGTTCCGATGATTTGGCTGGATGATGCAGCTAAATTTAATGTTCAAAAAGGAATGCCTATCTACAAGAGAGGGGGAATGGTCATAAATGGCTAATAATAAGAATAATATAGATAAAGCGTTAGAAGCACTTACAGGTGCTCTAGAAATAGAACCTACTGGTGAAGAGGTGCAATTAGAACCTGATAAAGGTGTTAATTTTGAACCAGATGTAGAATTAATGGAAGATGGTGGTGCAGAAATTAATATGGACCCAAATGCTCCTATTGATACATCTAATATACCACATGATGCAAATTTAGCAGAATACATAGATGAAAATGAATTAAGTAGATTCGCAAGTGATCTACTAGCAGAATTCGAATCGGATCGTGATTCAAGGAAAGATTGGGAAGATACCTATATCAAAGGCCTTGATATGTTAGGCTTCAAATATGAAGACCGCACACAGCCGTTCGAAGGTGCATCTGGGGTCGTACATCCCTTACTCGCTGAATCTGTTACACAGTTTCAGGCTCAAGCGTATAAGGAACTTCTCCCCCCAAGCGGCCCCGTAAGATGCCAAGTCATAGGTTTACCTACTCCTGAAGTAGAAGATCAAGCAAAAAGAGTTAAAGATTTTATGAATTACCAGATTACGGATATAATGACAGAATATGATCCGGATATGGACCAATTATTATTTTATTTACCACTTGCTGGCTCAGCATTTAAAAAAGTTTATTATGATGGATTATTAAAACGTGCTATAGCTAAATTTGTTACTGGGGAAGATCTAGTAATAAATTACATGGCTACAGATCTTTCAAGTGCAGATCGTGTAACACATATTATAAAATGCAGTGGTAATGATGTAAGAAAACAACAATTAAGCAACTTTTATCGCGACATTGAACTTCCAACTGGAAGCGTTGATTCTAATGATGTTTTAGATAAGATTGATGAATTAGAAGGATCAGAAAAAAGTTATGCATCAGGTGATGATGAACATGTAATATTAGAAATGCATATTAATGCAGATGTTCCAGGTTTTGAAGATACATCTGGTGTTAAGTTACCATATGTAGTGTCTATTGATCAATATTCGCAGGAAATCCTTTCCATAAGAAGAAACTGGAAACAAGGAGATCCAAATTTTACGAAGAATGATTATTTTGTACACTACAAATTCCTCCCAGGACTAGGGTTTTACGGCTTTGGTCTAATACATATGCTAGGTGGGTTGTCAAGAACTGCAACAAGTGTTTTGCGGCAGTTAATTGATGCAGGTACTCTTGCCAATCTGCCAGCAGGTTTTAAGGCACGTGGTATGCGTATACGCGATCATGATGAACCTTTACAGCCAGGAGAATTTAGAGATGTTGATGTTACAGGACAATCAATAAAAGAATCTTTATTACCACTTCCATATAAAGAACCATCACAAGTGTTATTTGCTTTATTAGGTTTTGCAGTTGATGCAGGTAAATCATTTGCAGCAATAGCAGATATGAAAATGGGTGAAGGTAATGAACAAAACCCTGTTGGTACTACATTAGCACTAATTGAACGTGGAACAAAAGTGATGAGTGCAATTCATAAAAGATTGCATTATGCACAAAAAATAGAATTTAAATTACTTGCAAAAGTATTTTCAATTTATCTTCCACCACAATATCCTTATATGGTTGCTGGTGGAAATCAAATGGTTAAACAGGCAGACTTTGATGATCGTATTGATGTGTTGCCAGTATCGGATCCAAATATATTTTCAATGGCTCAACGTGTTACATTAGCACAACAGCAATTACAATTAGCTAACGCTGCACCACAATTACATAATTTACGTGAAGCATATAGAAGAATGTATGATGCAATGGGTGTTGATAATGTTGATGCAATATTAAAACCTGATCCTGAAATGCCAGAACCAATTTCTCCTGCAATGGAAAATGCTGGTGCTATGCGTGGTCAAGGACCTAAGGCATTTCCAATGCAAGATCATATGGCACATATAGAAGCACATGCTGAATTTATGTTTACAAGAATGGTACAGATTAATCCACAGTTATACGCAATGTTACAAGCACACGTATCAGAACATATTTCATTGATTGCTGCGCAGCAAGTTACTGAAAAATTCAAACCACAATTTGAACAACTTCAACAACAAATGCAACAGGCACAACAAAATCCTCAAGCAATGCAACAATTACAACAGCAACAGGATCAATTAGTTAACCAGCAAGCTTCCGAGCAAGCTAAGGTTGAAGCACAAATGACTAAACAACTAGCACAAGATGAAGAAGCTAGAATAAGTCGTGAGCAACAAGATCCACTTGTTAAATTAAAACAACAAGAAATTGATCTAAAAGCTATGCAAACTCAAATGCAGATGCAAAAAGATATAATGATAGATTCAGCTAAGATGGATCTTGAAAGAGATAAGCTAGAGGCAGATACAAGTATTGACTTGATGAAAGTTGCGGCTGATGCTAATAAAGAAAC